TAGTATTACCACTGACTTATGAGTAAAACCTTTGAGTAAAAGGGTTTAAATACTCTTCAGAAGATTCTATATAAGAATGAGCAGAAGTAGAAATTGGTGTTTTACACTTCACAATTACACTGATGATGATATAGAAATATTTAAAAATATAAAGTGTAGATATATTATATATGGTAAAGAGATTTGTCCGACTACAAAGCGACAGCACTTACAAGGGTATATCCAGTTCGATAACCAGCGAACGATCACAGCAGTTAAAAAATTTTTGGGTCTCCCTAAAATTCATCTGGAAATCGCTAACGGAAGTAGTGATGATAATAAAACATACTGTTCCAAAGATGGTGACATGTATGAAAGAGGCGACTGTAAGCAACAAGGACGCCGCACAGATATAACTGATATAAAGGACATGATATCAAATGGAGCAACAATGCGGGACATTATTCCGCATGCGACATCCGTCCAATCCGTAAGGATGGCGGAAATACACTTAAAATATTCAGAACAAAAACGTACTTGGAAACCCAAAGTACAATGGTTCTATGGTCCGACCGGTACCGGCAAAACCCGGACCGCATATGAAATACTTGAGGACCCCTACACCACATTAGACACCGGTCAATGGTGGGAAGGATATGATGCTCATGAAAACGTTATAATCGACGATATGAGAGGAGATTTCATGAAATACCACGTTTTATTAAAACTGTTAGACAGATATGCTTATATAGTAGAATGTAAAGGAGGATCGAGACAATTCTTGGCGAGACATATTATAATTACGTCCGCGTTTCACCCAAAGGACGTCTTCCACACACGTGAAGATATAGCACAATTAATGCGTCGTATAGACTGCGTTAAAGAATTTAAATAAATAATTTAAAGATATATTATAATGCCTCCAATTAGAAAATTAGACACGCGAGCAAAAAGAGCAGCAGCACTTCGCCGAGGACAAATCCGAGCACCTCGTCGCCGTGGCGCACCATTTCGTTATAGAACGGGAACAAAGCGAGGACGTACGACCGCAGCCCGTCGAAATGGGAACACTATTGCTTTAACAACATTATCAAGAAAGCAAGAGAACTTAAGCATTTCATACCGTGAAATGTTAGAATTTAATGATATGGGTGGTGACAACGGGTCAACCCCATGTCTAATTAGAGTTAATTTAAACAATCCAGTTATAGGTGGTGCTACGCCCACCGGTCCTGATACCATTGTATCAGTAGTTGGTAATTTAAAAACAGGAGCGACAGATCCGACATTTATTCCACACTCATACGAAAACAAACGTAATCTGTCGGACAGATTAGCGGAATATTTCTCAATATATCGCACAGCAATTGTAACATCGGCAGAAGTTACAGTCGTTTGTACACCGAAACTAAATCAGTTGAACGGCATGACGGGCAACAATCGGTCCATCGTACCTTTTACACAGAATCGCGCAAGCGAAGATCCCGCGGTAGCGGGTCAGGCGACATACTTATATCAGCATAACGCAAACGCAATGCCCCAAGTAGAAGTATGGTCAATTCGCCAACAAAACCAAGGACAGTTAACCAGTGCTGCCGCTGGTTCGCCGCCTTTAGAGACACTAAAGCAAGGAATACCGGGAATGAGAATGACTCGGTTAAATGTTGTTCCTAATAGCACCAAGGGTGTTACGTATAAGATGTCTTATACGCCCAAATCAATGTACGCTATCAGTGATTGGAAGGACAACAAGAAGGTTTTAAAAATATTTAACAACGCAGTAAAAAATCCTGATCAGAAAGAAGCATACATGTATGTAGGTATTGCTGGAAGGTTCCAGGGTCTGGATCCCGTTGCGTCGTTAGCAAACATGGGTTTGCCACACTTTAATGTAGAAGTTAAAGTTAAATATAATATCAATTTTAGCGAAAGATACAATATTGATGGAAACAATGAACCAGTTCCACATACGGAACTTTAGACAAATGCCGCAGGCCCCCTGTAGAACCACCGCCTTTAGGCGGGGTCGGTAACTTGGCCTGTACTTGCGGAACGCAAGACGAAGGCCAAGGATGCCGAGCGACAATAGACAATTTTAATTTAGTGTAAGTCAGTGC